CGGATCTTTCTTGACCATATTCTCTATCGCGAGGCGAGTTGCATCAACATCCCGAAGTTTTGGTCGGCCTAAATCAGCATATGCAGTACTAACAATCATACCAACTTTTTTCTTAATATCTTTGGCACTGCGATTGCCTGGGTTTCTAGGTGCTATGCTATTGTCTGGTAAAATTGGAATGCCTTGTTCCTTCGCGGCTTCCTTGGTTGCAAAGCCGCCTTCTATCCGAACAATACCACCAAACCTACCACCTTCCAACTTGCGATGGGCATGTAAATTATTTACTGATTTTTTCCACCTTGGAATGCTACTACCTGGCGCAGATGCTTTATCTGCGCCAGTCAAATCAACCATCATTTCAACATACGCATATATGTCAGGCCATTTTGCAACGCCCTCTTCGTTCACGAATTCTGCTACGATAGGTGCGAAATAGCTTTCTGGATGGTAATCGTCCCTGCCTGCATCTTCAAAAATATCTTCAATTTTCATATTAACTCTCCATTGAAATATTTATTCTTTAGGCAAGTAATTCCGGGTTTGTATCAATATTCAACGGGAGACACATGATATACCGTGTAGAATTATCTTTCAGTAACGCATTTGAATCTTTTGGTGCATATTTTTCTGGATCTAACGACCAAGTTATGTGATAAATTCCATCGTCCTTGCGAATAACACCGTCATTAACAGATACTACAATTACTTCCAACCCATCACCAGAATCCTTTCTACCAACGGCCTTAACGGTAGCATGACTTGGTGGTTTCGTTCCTTCCGGCACACCAAATTCAACAGTCACATGATGACCGATAAATTTATCATATTTTGGTGGAAATTTCTTTTCCAGAGTTGCTCTGGCTTCGTCTGTAAGAACTAATGCTGTGTACATTTTAATGCTATCCCTTTTGTTTATTTTCAATGTTTGACATAATCATCAATACAATAGATGTTAAAAATGGCGTGAATACGAAGCTTACAAATGCCCAACCAAACCAGTTCTTGTTAATCGTTGAGGCGTAAAAACCCACTGCCAAACATAGCACGATATAAAAAAGTCCACCAAGCATCTTACACTCCTAATTTTTTCAGTTTGTTTATTGTATCAGCAGCACTTGTATGTAAAATACCAATACCGCCTGCCTTAACCCATGGATCTATTGATTTGGGCATATCGTCAATCAAGATATGATTAGGTGCGGCATACGCGGCTTTCTCGCTTGATTTTCTGACAAGGTTGATTTTTACACCACCAAGATGCTTTGGTACCCATTCACGCTTTTGTTCACCAGCACCATATTTTGGATTGCCGCTGGCGGTAAGTATTTCCAAACCATCACTACTGCTAATATAATCCCATAATACCATAGCGTCGGGCATTAAGTCAAGCTCTCCCCATAGTTTTCCACCGTTAGCACTATACTCTTTTATGACATCCCACATTTGCTTGCGGTATTTAGGATCACTTTCATAATCAGCTTCGCTATAATCTGGTACTATCTTCTTTATGCCTTTAATGAAATCTGCCATCACTCCATCAAGGTCAAGAAAAATTTTGTATTCTTGTTTTTCAGTAACTTCTTCCAGTAGCATTAATATTCCTCCGTTTCTTTACCATGGAAATGTTCCTCATACTGAACATCATCCTGTTCAACATTAAACTGCGCCCATTCACCAACAGTTCCGAATATTTTATTGTACGTTTGATCGAATACACGCCCATCCTCGAATATTTCAATACCATATAAAGATTTTACTTCTTCTTCTGGTAGGCGGTTCACTTCATTTACAACAAACATAATCTCATGTGCAACTGCGCTATGGTTACTTCTACTCATTTCAAAATTCCTATCTTACATTTTGGCTGCGATCATTCGCATCCTTGCTTTCTTTACTACTTCATCCAATAATATTGGTCGATAAGCCTGTACTTCACAGTTTACATTGATATGTAACGGGTGTCCAGTATCAGGGTTAGGATAAATGTGCATATGGCCGTGAACATTAATCCATGGCCATGGTACATTAAACATTGGATAATGTGTAAGTACTAAACTAACATCTGGATAATCAATCGTATAAATCAAATGGGTTTCATCAAAATTTAGGTTACGAAGTTTCTTACCATTAAAATCATGATTCCCGACAACTAAAATTTTATATCCATGGCAGCGTTCCAACATTTCATTAATATGTGTTGTGCCTTTAAATCCAACATCCCCGACCCAAATACAAATATCATTTTCGCCGACGTATTCATTGTAGTTGGCGATCATATGTTCATTCATTTGTGCTACGCTTTCATAGGGTCGTTCACTAAATGCGATAACATTTTTGTGACTGAAATGGGTATCGCTCCAGATCCAAACTTTTCGGGTTTGGTCTATGGGTGGGATTATTAAGGGTTGACTCACGGCTTCGCTTAATGAAATCAGCGCATCAAGTTTTGCCCATTTTCCTGGATGGCGAACGCGCGGGCGGGGGTTAGCATAATAGTTTACTATTTTGCTAAGGTCTTCGATGTATAAATCTCTGAGCCAATCTATTTCTGTGGTTTTTTCTTCTGACATTACTTGTCTATTTAGTATCTTTTTCTATTGCAATCTGTCTTGCTTCCGTTATCAATAATCTAAGTTCTTCGTACTCTTTTGGTCTGCTGTTTTTCGCAACGGTTGAAACGCCCCTTAAATAGTTAGCAATGCTGCCTATTTCAAGGCTGGTGCCGTGTTCAAGTTTCTTCCATACTTCATTAAGCTTCTTCTTAAACGCAGGTAAGATGTGCTTACAATCGGCCGGACACTTAATCATGTAATTGGGTGCGTTGGGATTTATTGCCGCTGGTGGGTTTTTTTTGCCTTTCCGCTTCCGTTTAGTAACAAACGCCGTAGGTTCTTCAACAGGTTTTTTCTCATCTGTTTTAGACTCTACGGCATCCTGTTTCGGCTTAATAGTTTTCTTCCGCTTCTTTTTCTTGACAAAAAGCGGGGAATCCTCATCAAAGGTTAGAAGGTTATCCTTAGACCGCTTTCTAGCCATTCCAAACTAAGTCCTGAACATCCATTAACAATGCAGCAGCGAATTTAAGATCTGGATGCTTTGGAAGATTGGTTTTTTTATACCATACTTCGCGGACTTCCTGATCCATCTTTTCTGCATACGCAACAATTTCTTCATATGTCCAGTCACCGTTACGGATTCCAAGAAGTTCCTGTGCGTCTGGGCGCTTAACAACAATTTCTTCGTCGCGCAAAACTTCAACACCCATACGCAACAGTCTCACGAGGTGCATTGCATGTTTCGTATCGTATCCGTGTGCTTCTTCTAACGCTCCACGTGATTCATTACGATTATTCTTCCACTGCCAATACATTTCATGTTTGGTTTTGAATTCCTTGTAAACGTCTTTGTTGAATTTAATAACCATGATTGGTGTTTTAGATTCATATTCCTCACGACTGCCTTCATAAGACGTGTTCAACTTACCAACACGATCAAAGATTTGTCTGCGTTGTTCAGAATAGACGCCGTATACGTCACCACCATATGGCACCAAACGATGATCATCGTTCCAATCTTCGAGATGCAATTTCAACATCTTATCTTCGCCGAAATATTGAATCAAAGATACGAAGTTCTTTGGTTGCGGGGCATTGATAGGTTGTGGATTATTAATCCATTTATTGTGACCACGAATACGCTTCAGCTGCGCAATGGCGTATCCACTTGTGGTGAATGCCACTTTAGATGATAGCAACTTATGTCTATGCTCACGCAGTAGATCATATGCCGGTGTTCTGAATGTGATGTCAGCATCATCTACCCAAAGCGTTTCAATGATATTTGGATTACAAGCCACACATAGTTTCATAAAATGCGATAACTCGTATAGTTTCGTATCTTCTTCATTCGCATCATCGCATTCATTAATGGTGAAAAACGGTGTTCGAATATTTACAGGATCGCCACAGAATACGCCGCGAAAATCCACGTCGGACGTTGGGAGATTTGTCCCATATGAGATAGAGCCAGCATAATGCTTTACCAGCATATTCTCTGTCATAAGTTCTTCTGCTGACCGCAGCGATTTAATTTGATGTGTAAACATTTGTTTTTCCTAATAAAAAAGCCATATGCAGCATTATACCGCATATGGCTTTACATGTCAATACCCTACTAAACGGTATTATTCTTCTAGTAACTTAGCGTCGCGCTTGGACTTGGCTGTTTTTGCTCCAGATGTATCAATATCAGCATCACTGATATCAGCATCCAAGAACTTATCACACTGTGCTTCACATAATGTCAAAATATCGGCTTTATGTAAATCCCAACCATCTTTCATCTGCCAACCTTTCTCTTGATCTGGAAGATAATAATATGATCCTTTTTGAACCAAGACACCAATATTTTTGGCAACATCAATCAACCCATTGTACGGGTCCATGCCTGTCTCATATGGAACTTCGATGGTAACCGACTGATATGGTCTGGTAAATCTTGTTTTGTAACCTTCAACTTTCATTCTGATACCGAGAATATTTTTGGTATCTTTTTTATCTTTTAGTTTCAGTTTACTTAACAAGGCAATATGTGATAACGAATACTTTGCAGCATCATTCACGATCCATACACCTTCACCATTCATCGGGTCTTGGTTTTTGTAAACATCACTAGTTACAACTATAGAAATGTTCAAATGCTTGATCGCTTGTACGAACTCACGCAACATTTGCTTAGTCTGTTTACTGCGTTGACCTTGGTCGCCTTTTGAAACACCATCTTCGTAGTTTTTCAGTTCTGTATCAGTTGTCAACATTCCAAGACTATCGATTGCAATCAGAATTTTCGGCGCATCTTTATCGCGTCCATATTCCTTTTTGTAATCTGTGGTGAATTTACTGACAACTTTTTTACATTGTGAAATAGTATCTATATCAACATAGATATAATTCTCATCATCTGGGTCAACACCAATGCTTTTTACAAAATCATCATCTAATGCGTGTTCAGAATCCAACACCACGCAAATAGCGCCTTCGGCCTGCGCTTCGCGTATGATATTACATATCATAAACGATTTACCTGTACCAGAAGCACCAAGAAGACCAGTAACGCGACCCTGTGGAACACCTCGATGGTAACTACCACCAAGCGTTTTGTTAACTACGTGATTACCCGTCGAAAACCAGTAACGTGGGGGCGCAGATGCCCCCACATCAAAACCAGCTTTCTTAAGGTCTTTTGATATACCTTTAAGAAAATCTGCCATGGTGAGTCACCTCCTTATTCAGCAGAACTTTTTTTACGATTGCGAATCATTGCAAGAATATCCTGCGATTCTTCATCGTATTCTGCTGCGGGTGCAGTAGTTTCTACAAGCGGTGCGGCGGTTTCGGAACTTGCAGCTGCTTCGCGCGGTGTTTCACGTTGCGCAGGTGCGCTTTGTGCACGTGCATTGTCGTCATCATATGACGCGCCAGTAAGTGCTGCTTCAAGCATGGCTTCTACTTTTTCCAAACCTGGACTTGAAGGGAGTAGTGTTGACAAATCTACACTTTCGTCTTCTGCCAATGCGATCTCATCTGGTGTAAGGTCAGTCGAACGACGAGCAAAGTTTGAACCAACGTCGTACTTCGAGTAATCACCTGATTGCGTTTTCTTGATGATGAAATCGTATCCACCTTCAAAGTTGAAAGGAATGTTATCAAGATCACCGCTTTCAAATGCGGCTTTGATCACACTATACAGTTGATAAGATAAGTTAAGGAACATAATCTTACCTTCACTATTTTCACCTGTTTCTGGATTTTCAGCAAGTGGATCTTCAATAATAAGAGCTTGAACAATATGTTGTTTCTTTCTCCAGTATTTCTTACCGTTGACAGAATCTTTGCCTTCGTCTTTATAATATGCGGATGATACTTTACAAACAGGGCATTCATCATCGTACATCTTGAGACAAGGAACGGTTTTACGTTCACCGTTAATTTCAAGATTATGCATGAGTTTTTCAACCATAAACCCAAATGGATTTTCTTGGTTTGCGTCAGGAAGGAATCTTACGACAGCGCGTTCGCCGTCTTTCATATCCCAAAATCTGTAGTAATTGCTTGGACGACTTTCTGATGTGTCCTGTTTTTTGAATGCTGCTGTTAACTGCTCTAATGATAATGCCATTATTCGTTTCTCCTTCGTTTCTTGTTTTTATTTTCACTTCTAATGGTTACAAATGGGTTGTTTTTATTCATTGCCCATCAATGAAAATAAGTATACGCTAATATACTCATTAATGCAATACTATTTATTATGTTATTTTCAATACTTGCTATTAAAGTTTACCAGACAATGTAATGGCAACATCAGCAATACTACTCGCTGTAGTGCAAGTTACGATTATAACACTATTATCCACCTCCGCGAGATTACTAAATCCAGACAACGAGGCGGTATTACTGCCAGCAGCAAATGTTATAGTTCCAATACTCACAGCACCTGCTGCTGGTGAACTTTTATATGAAACGTCAAACACAGCAGATGCACTTGGTGAACC